GCAACAAAATCCTCATTCTGGTTAAAATAAGAATCTAATTCAGCTTGTAATTCGGCATTATTGGATTTAACAAATCCATCCTTTCCGGACAACACATACTGTACTGCCTGGTCAACTAACTCTGTAAAGAACGGATGCGGAATCTTCACATTACTTCTTGTTTTATCCTCAACCAATTCGCCATCTGCATTGTAATAAAACAGCCGGTACTGCTTTATATCATGGTCTCCGTCATAGTACGCCTGCCCTTTTCTTGCAAACATCTTCTTTTCAGACGTTCTATCTTCGTCAATAAATCTTTGTATTTCTTCGATAGTCAACATATCCTTTTCACCTCCTGCTTTAATACAATGTTCTTTTCTTCTTGCGCCATCTTTCCACGCCATATCTCAATGCAGCCATTGCATCGTCCTGGTATGGAACCGGCTCATCCAGATATTCTCCTGTGCGCTCATCTCGTTTCCATTTCCACTGTTGAAGTTCTTTTATGGTATTCACACACGAAGGGTCCACGTGAATCATTCTCTTTATCACCTTATCCTTACGAACAATGCCCTTCAGCCAGTCTATCTGTGCCGCTTGATACTTCTTCTCATTTGTTTTTTCTTTTTCTACTGCCTTTGCCCGGTACCCTGCATTCTTCCATGTTTTGATTCTGTCCGGCTCTGCCGAATCACACCACATCTCCCTATCTTCCGGAATATGCGCCTCTTGCGCAAGCGGTATAATCTCCGCTGTTTCCTTTTCAAATACATAAACCTCTTTCAGGATATAAATATCATCATCCTTTATCCCAAGAAGAAGAATTGCATTTGCGTGGTTAAATCCAAAGTCCTGTCCAATTGCTACATCATCATAATCCTCCAGTGTCTGCGATAGTTCTTCTACTACCCAGTTATGAAGAATAAGACCACCAATCTCGCCCCATTCTCCTAATCCGTAAATCTGATAACCATCCGGGTCAACTTCTTTTCGTCTTTTCATTCGTGCCCTATACGCTTCATCAATAAAGCGATTCATAAGATACGTTGAATGATGCGTCATTACATTTTCATCCGGAATATCAAAAAAGACTTTCTTTATCCAATGGCTTTTATTCACTGGATTGAAAGTCAGTCTAATCTGGTAAAACTGCCCTTCGGGAAGTTCTCCACGTAATCGGTCATCTATAATTTCAAAGTCGGCTTGCGTCAATTCCGTCGCCTCTTCACACCAAACATCTGTCAGTTTCCCCTTTTGGAATGTGATAGATTTCAGTTTTTCACGCTGCTTATCATCATTCATTCCCCGGAAAATAATCTCATTTCCATTTGCCCTGCATGTCAATTTCAACGGTGATTTCGTTATCTGCCAGTACCGCTCAGACTTATCACCTAACATTTTATATATAGCACCCGTCAATTCAGCAAATGTGGAATCTCGGTTTGTTATATCCGATTTGCGGATACACACAAGATTTCTCCCCTTATCCCTCATCAAACGAATAATATAATTCTGCGCAGTGTCAACGGATTTCCCCGAACCGGCAGAGCCTTTCATGACTATGTAGCGTTTCGTGCTTCTGTCAACTTCCTTGAAGCAGGGATTCATCTTAACATTTATGTTCAAATTAAATCACCGCCATTAACAAAGCATGCATTTGCTTTTAAGCAGATATTCCCATCTGTATCCTCGAACAAAACAGGCTCACGATTAGCAAAAACCTGATATTCGTAATTGTTATGAAGGATTGTTGATTGTTGCTCCACAAACGTATCATTTTGAAATTTTAACGGAAGACAAAGGATAACTTTCCGTGTCTTTTTCTCGTACACAACCACTGTAAACATTATTCATCTCCATAATCAATACTGATGTTCAGTTCCGTATCAACATCTGCTTCAATCTTATCTGTGTATATTCCATATGCCTTTCCAAGAAGTTCAGCGGCTTTGTTTGAATCCTTTATCATGGCAGGGATTTCAACAACCTTCGGAACTGTCTGCTTCACCGTCTGCTTTCTCATTGTTCCGTTTGCATCGGGAGCAAATAACGACTTCTCTTCCTGCAACGTAACAACAACGGATTCCGTCTTTTCTCTTCGCATCACCGATGTAAGATACTTCATAACCTCATCTTGTTTGGCAATCAGTTCAGCTTCTTTCTCCGCCATCCGTTCTTCTATATATTTCTTCAATTCAGGTTTCTTCAAGTTTTCATTTCCAATTGAATACGCCGTCTTTTCCGAATAGCCACTTCTGATAGCTGCTTGCGTGGCATTTAAGTCAGTCAGGTATTCATCACAGAATCGCTTCTGTTTGGCTGTCATCTTAGCCATCACAATCACCACCTTCCAACAAAATAGCCATGCAGGTAGGAGAAAGTGGACCCTGCATGGCATGAGAAAAAGGCACTGACGTATAATCAATGCCCTTGTTTGTAATCCTTGCATGATAATAATAACATAAGTCGAGTATGTACTTCTATGTACTCTTTAATTTTCTTACAACTGTTTTGCCTTTCATAGGCACGCTTACAAATAATTTTTCATGTTAGCCATACTTTCTTTTTATTAATATATTTGTCCAAATATGAGTATTTACATTGGTTGCAAGGATAACAAAAAGAGGTATTGTTTTCATAACGACACCCAACGCATCCATCATGTTCAGGCACTTTATTTTTGCTGTGTTTCTTATCCTTATTTTCACATATTTTATCAAATTTGGAACAAAATCCGCATGGTGTAACATAAGGACATCCTTCTGTTAGTATGCTCACTTCTAATTCTAAATTGTTCTTCATAATCATTCCTCGCTTTCTTAATCTTCTTCGTTATAGATTTTTATTCCAAGTTTTTCTCCGAGCCAATCAAGTCCTTTCCTTGTCAACCAGTACATTCTTCCGCCATATCTGTCCTTGCGACCTCTTTCTGCATAATTGTTGTTAGTCATTATTTCCCATACTTCACAATCATTAAAACTTGCATCATAATAGTTTCTGTATGGCTTGTAGAATAATTTCCCATGCCTTTTATATGGTTTATTATTGTCAAGCCCTATTGCGTGTTTTGCAAAGGAAATACATTGTTCTTCTCGTTCCATTTCAACCTCTCTTTCTACCTTTCCAACAATTCAGGATTGTCAAAAATGTTGCCGATAACGTCAATTTCTTTCAAACATATATATAAATACTCATCTTCCTGTGTATAAATATCTGAAAGCCACCAACAACACAAGTCTTTATTCCAAACGACTTTATAGAAATAATACAAATCATTTCCAAAATCATCTGTATCTCCATAAACCCTAACGACATCATTTTCCCAAATCAAATTGCCATTATCATCTTTTAGGCCGGTGCACTGGCATACTGTGTTTTCGTCTATATCAACACATTCTAAATGATTCATTGTGATAATAAATCCACCGTTGACATAATGTCCAATAATCCACTCCCCATTGTCAATCCTCTTTGCTTTAAATAAATATCTATCGTCCATTTTCATCCTCCAATCTCATACCGCAATAAGGACAATATTTTATACCATGAAGCACATTTCCAAATTGGATATACCATCCTTTTTTATCATCCGAATACTGATATTTCACAACACTAGCAAACTTACAGTTTTTTAGATGTTTACAATTATGCTCTTTCATAAATTCTAAATTGTTACTCATAATTACTCCTTTCCGAACTTTTCACTTTTCTTCCTCACTTTCATAACTTGCCTGGCACGAACATTTTCCACACATATCGCAATTTACTTTTATCATAATATTCTCTCCTATTCTATTTCTGAGCGAAGCCAATTTAACGTACATCTACGGCAATTTCTGTTCATCTCGCCAGTGCATTTGCACTCTTTACTAAAACCCAAATCATACTCTGCCGGACACATAATAAGTAGTGCTAACTCTTCGTCCGACATTGCCCTAATTCTGTCTGCGTT